AAACTCAACAATCTCTGCTTTAAGCGGAATTGCGAACCTATGCCGGTCATAAACCAAAACAGCATCATGAAGCTTAAACTTTTTATTTTTGTTGGTTGGGTGGGTGTAGGTTTCGGGAATCGTTTTAATATAATTAACCCAAAAATTAGAGCGTGTGTTTGTTGAGATGATGCTAAACGGTGTTCCGGCTTCATCTACAAGCTTTAAAACTCCATTTTCCCAACGCAAACCATCATAAGAATATCCAACCTTTCTCCCGCAATATTGGATAGCTTTCTCCCTGTCAAGCCCGGAGAAGTATTCAGGCTGGAATGGAGGTTCTTTGCGGCGATATTTTGTATCGGGGTGCCAGTCCGGTGATGGCCATATGCACTGTTTCCAATACCCACCTGGTTCATAAAAGAACTCCCACAATGACCAAGGATGATTGTGATTTTTACAGTCTTCTTCATACTGCTTTTTCAGTTCTTCGTGTGCCATTATCCACTCCTTTTCTCTTTTAACCTGTAATCAGGCTGTTTATGGTTCGGTTTCGGCAGATACGTGTCTTCCTGGTAAGCCTGGTACCCTGCTGACCATGCCGCCTCTATGTCGGCCTCACAGCGCCCCGTAGCGATGGAATATGTGATCCATGCTGATATGGTTGCTGTTATTAGGTGTTTCATTTTTACCCCTCATAATTCTCTTCTGTTTTATCAAAGCGCCAGGCATAAAACCTAGGCATCCTCATTTTACCAGTTTTTGTTTCTTCCTTGAAGTGGACCTCAGCAATAGCTCCTAAAAATTTTTCTTGGTTATCCCATATATGCTGGCGAACATGATCTTGGATATCACTGTCAGCCAACTCTTTAAACCCTGTTCCTACTTTACATTCCTGACCTTTGTAAGTAACAATAATAGCACCCAAAGACCCTAAATTCTTATTAGTACCTTTTTCAAAACCTATCACTTTACAATCAGCTTTCTTTTCAGGGATAAGCTTCATCCACTGATGGTTTTTTGAGGAATTGTAGTCTGTACCCAATTTATAATAGATCAGCCCCTCGTAGCCTGCCTTTAAAAATGATTCGTACAAAGAGCTAAGGTCATCATAATTTGACACGTGATGTAATTCAATGGGAACTATATGTTTGCATTTTTTAAGCTCCTGTACCATTGATTTACGGATTGATATGTCAACATTAGGCAACCTCACATCCCACACCTGATAGACAGCCTCAGGTATATCGTGGAAGTTCCTAATCAACCCAGACGTTTCATCAAATTTTTTACCAGGTATAACCAACTCCCCGTCGAGAAAATAATCAGGAAACTGAGCTAATTCCTGTTCGATATGACCTATACCCTTGATGACATTCCCTGCCCGTGAAAATAGCTGAGTGCCATTCTGTAGGCCCCTAACCCCGTCGAGCTTTGGACTTGCCAAACATGGATAAACAGCTTTTTTAGGATCAAAGCTTTTTGGTCGTTTTATGAGCATTATCTGTCCCTCCAGGCAGGTTCTCGTTGTTCACCTGAGGATTTAATCAGAGCTGCCATTTGACTGTCGACTGGATTTTTGGTAATGATACCAAAGCAGTTAGAGGTATGTGTAGCTGGGTAAAATTCATTGCCCCTTTTAAGATACCAGTTGTTTTTGTAAAAGTACCACATAATGTCCTCCCCTTATTTTTTGAGAGCCAAGATAATGTAATCCCGACCAATGATCAGACGGTCAAGGTCACCGCGAAGACGGGAGGCGGCATCAAAGTGGATGTTCCCCCGGTAATTATCATTTTTAGAATAAAAGGCAGCTGCCTTTTCCTCCAGTAGTCTGATTGAAGTGCGAAGGGCATCCACAGACTGGTTTAAATTAGTTTCAATCTCCATAATGTCCTCCTAAAGTTAAGCCTCGGCTGTTACACTGAGGCGAATTGATTAGGAATGATAATCCACCGAAGTGGAACACTCTTGACATTTAATGTGTGGTGAAAACAAGTTATCCGTATAAAAAAATAAATCATTGCCACAATGGCAAGTATGGTTTGAAATTATAAGGGTTGAAAAACCCTCAGGTGTTAAAAGAATTGATTTTGGAGTTGTGTCTGTGTTTGTGTTTTCCATGTCATCCTCCTTGTTTGGGTTAGTGTTAATCTTAAAATAAGAGAACCTAAGAGCTTTGTCAAAGAAAATCTTAGCTTTTTAAGAAAAAACTTTGAATCAGAGTCAATTTTCTACACTTTTTGATATAACATTCAAAATATGCCGTCAAATTCATTGATATAATTTATGTGAATATACATACATTCATAATGTAAAAAATCAATTAAACGAGCTCTCAGCTGCCGTATTTTTGAAATTTGATATTTCATGTTGATTTCATAGTGTATTGTTATCAATATATCGTTTTTCACGAATTAATCGCTGTTTACTGATCCTCCCTCGGATACGGTCAGCAAAAAACCTACGACGCCTACCTAACAGCTCCACATACATGGCTTCCTTGAGCTGCCGCTCACTTAGTGAATCAATGATAAGACTAAAGGTAGACCAGTTCGACAGCATTTCCATATACTGTTGTTTTTTCTTAGGGTCAGTTACCTTCTTTGTAATAGCCATTATTTATGGTACCTCTTTGTCCGAAAGCTTTCCACATTTAGTGGAAGACCTTCCCAGTAATTAAGACGTTTACAGAAAATATTATCGATGACCTTTAAGTCGATATGTTCAGATTCCTTGACAAGGAAGACACCTTCATCGTGGACAGTTAGAATCGTTTCAAAGCCAGCTTTTTCTGCATCTAAGATTGCTTCCATAAGAACTTCACGAGAAGCACCTTGAGAAGCATTTTCAGTCAGTCTCCCTGGAGTAATGTGTGTTTTGCCCCACTTTTTCTTTTTAACCTCGCCATAGCAGTACAAAGAGTACCTTGTTTCACCCCAGGGGGTTTCTTTTGGTTCAACACCAGCAAAGGGGTAACAGATCGCTTTCCCGTTTGGCAGGATCATGAACAGGTGCCCCTTATCGTGCATAAAGCTGATCCTTTCATAGGAAGTAATATTACCTTGATTAATTGTTGCATCAATGGCAGCATCCATAAGCCCATACCAAAGTTGCTTGACTTTATAATATCTGTCCCTAAAGGTCTGGATTGTATGATAAGCTTCTTCCTCAGTTATAGGGAAATTTTGTTTTATGATGCAATCCTCCATGAACTTTAGGTGACCCATGCCGTACCCACCACCAAGGATCGTCAGTTTCCCATGGCGTCGTTCCCTTGAGTCTTTAGCTATTTCATTATAGGGTATCCCATACAAAGTGGAAGCCATATCAGTGTAAACACACATGCCTTGGCGAATAAGCTGCAGTGTGTCTTCCTGATCAGCTAACCAACAAAGCATCCGATTTTCAATTTGACTATAATCAGCAACTAGTAATTCATAGCCGTCAGGAGCACAAATTGAGGGCCTGATCATTGCTGAGGCAGCATATAATACATTACTATGAGCACCCATTAAATCGTCTAAAACACGGGACTTAAAGAGCTTTATTGTTTCATCGAGGTTATCTACACTAGCGCGGGGCAGGTTCTGAGGTTGAAGAAGTCGCCCACCTTCGCGGCCCGTTGTCGCCTTATGATACTTCAAACAGTCTCTAATTTTATTGTCAGGGCAAATAGCTTCAGCAATCTTATGGAACTTTTTCACTGAGCTCTTACCCGCCAATTGCCGCATCTCAAGGAGATTCTTAACTAGTGGGTAATTTTCAATCTCTGGGTCATCTAAAGCAGATTGAACTGTTTCTGCAGTCAAGTTCGGCAGCTCGTAACCTTGTTCCTCACACCAGTCTTGAATAGCTGCCGTTTGATTTATCGTATTAACTTTTCCTGCAGTAATCAAGGGCACCATTGTTGACACTTCTTCCATATACTCGTCAGTTACCTCAATCACTGATTCCACTAGCTCTAAATCAATGGGTAACCCACGGTCGTTTTTCTGTAGGGTATTCAGAAATATTTGTACCTCGTTATATGGCAAGCCCCAAGGGAGAGTATGGAAAATTTCACGCTCAGCTCTCACGTCTTGTAAGCAGTACTGGTACATCTCCTCAAACAAGACAGGATGGGTTTCTGGGGTAAACCTATCGTACGGATTTTTCTTTGTAACCTTTTGAGGTACTGACAATTTACTGATCAGGTATTGCCCCCGTTTGTCTTTAGCCATTTCAATGCCCAACACTTCACCACAAAAATCTAGGGACGCAGGCATAGCGAACATTAGAGCCATAGCTTGAGTGTCCCGCCACAGATGGAATGGTACTTCAGGCCAGCCCATCTTCTTCATACATACATGCTTCCAGATTGCATACTCGAACCCCGTATTGAAAGCGTAGGTTAAAGCCTCTTGCTGAGCATCGAATAGATCATGAGGCGGGGGATCACCTGGTGCCCACAGTTTTGGGTCTTCATCTTCGAAAGCATATGCCAGGCAAAGAACCTCAGTGGAAGGATCCATTGCATATCGGTGGGCACCAACTTTTTTAAGGTCGGCTTTCGAGAAGGCTTCAAAGTCAAGGTGTATTCGGGTAATGGTACTCATTTATTCCCATCTCCTTTATTATTTTGTCTCGTGTCGGTGAACATTTATAGGGAGCTATGTATATTATGTTTTTTATATCACACCTAACGATTAATTTCAAGCAATCAATGCAGGGTTGAACAGTACAGTACAGGTCAGCCCCATTTAAAGTCACTCGTCCCACAGCTTTAAGGGCCTCTACGCAAGCATTTACCTCAGCGTGAATAGCAAAGCACTCATCCAAGTTTTCACCTGATTTAGTTCGTTTACATACTCCACAGTGGGGAAACCCTGGTGGAGGGCCGTTGTAGCCCACTCCTATGATCCTTTTATCGAGGACTACAACGGCACCTATCTGGCGAGACTTACACGGAGAACGTTGAGCTGCTAGCTTAGCAACTCCCATGTAGAAATCAAGCCTTGAAAGTCTCATATTAAAACATCCCGGCCACTTGACCTTTGAAACAATGCAAAGATCCAATTTGATGGAAAAAAGAACCACACTCAACTCCGACTTTTTCTGCAACATACTCTAAAAGTCGGATAGTCAGATAGACGTCGCTACCATAAAAGAGAGTATAATCACAAGACCGCTGGGTATAGATCAGGTTTAGTTTTCCGTCACGGATAAGAAAATGGTAAGTCAAAGAACAGGGGACACGATCCCGGCCGCCCCAGTTCATCATATCCTTGGTGGATTCGTAAAAAGACATGACAGCCTGGCGGGTGTTGGGACGAAGCTTCAGTTCTTGAATGATATAAGGAATTTGAGCTTGCCATCGCTCCGGGTAGGAATAAGAAAAAAAACCGTCTCGAAGGAACTGTTCCCAGAAACCTTTATTCTTCTTCCAGGCATAACCGGGGTTCTTATTTGTTATGCCAAACCCGAGCCTGTCGTCTTGCTCAGCATATACCCAAGCTCGATTTAGCTCCATGTGGTCAATCAAATCATCAAGGTCTTCCCACTGATTAATACAATAAGAATACCCCGTCAGCTCCAAAGTGATAAAGTCTGGGTTGTCCCCAACAAACTTATCCTGCACCGTAGTGGACTGATATTGGATGCCCATTTCTTTGAGCTCACGGGCAAGTTCTTTTGCAGCTTCAATGGTTGACTGGTAAATTCTCATATTTCCCCCAATGCCTTTAAAATTATATTGTTTGGTTTTACCAACCTCTGGAAAGAGCATCGGTAATTTTTATCATTATAGATGAAAGCTCTAAATTGGTCAATCAAAAAAGCAGGAAACTCGCAAGGAATACATCTGCAGGTCTGCTGAATCAGGTTGCCGTTTCGGTTATGAACCCAAGTTCCATCTTCTTCATACTTAGTCCCATAAAAAATAAAATCGTCTGGGAATCCCTGAATCCTGGCCCTTTCACGAATTGAAGTAGGCAGATTTGTAACTGGGTGGATAACTGGATTTGTTCCACTGAGTGTGGTAGCTGGCTTAAAGTAGTCACCTTTACGGAATCCAAAGTGGTATTTCTTAACCCCGTCAGGTCTATAGTAATAAAGGGTTTTTTCTCCAGACTCAAAGAACTGTTTTACTTGTCCCCAAGTCATTGGTCCTTCTTGATATACTCTCCTACCTTTAGAAGCAATAGCCTCTTCATTATGTCTATCATGATTAGGCAATTCACCAAATTTCCCTTCGATATCTCCAATTACGTCGATTAGGTTTTTATGGTTAGGCTGTTCACCGGGCATGAAAGAATAGCCAAGCTCCTTTAAAGAAGCAATGATGAACAGCCTATTCCTACCTTTTTGGACATTCCCGTAACCATAATTGCTAACATATTCGAAGCTTATATCATAGTCAGTTAAAAGCTCTCGATACACAGAAGGTGGGTTAGCTTCCAAAGATTTTGGTAGGTTGTCGAAGAAAGCAAATTTTGGTTTAACCAAATTCACTATCCTTATAAATTCTAGGAAATCATCTGATTTTTTCTGGTGGTGAGCTTTCCTTTCCTCCCCTGATAGTCGAATTAATTGTGAATAGTTTCCGCATTTCGGGTGGCCCGCCACTATATCAATATCTTGGAGTAATTCCTGAGGGACTTCCTCAAATTTCTTAACGAGGAAAGCCCCCGGAAAATTTTCAAGGAAAGTATTTCTTCCTTGTTCATCGAACATCCAGCAAAAAGACCGGGGCTCTATGTTCCCTACAAGAGTATGACCAGCTCGGACAGCTCCAACAAATGGTGAACCAATTCCCCCATAGACTCCGAGTATTTTCATCAGTAATTAGACCTTATGCGGAAAGAGTTGACGAGGGATTTTTTGAAATAGACCATATAGACATCAGAGAAAGTGTCAAGGAAAGCAGTTGTAATGACATTTAAAAGGCAGATATACCCGTCCAGCATATGAACCCTAAATCGGTTCTTGTCTGTAGGTACATGGGTATTCTTCCAGGGTTTGTTTTTCAAGAGGTTACATGCTAACCCAAGATGATAAATTGGGTATAGCATTTCTTCTTCCCTTGCAGCCAAAAGCCGGTCGTGAACTTCCTCAGGGGTAATATCACAAACTATCAGGACCTCAGTAAAGAAGTGGAGTGCATCGATCAGCTCTTCCACTGTATGTGGTATGTTCTTTTCCTGGTAAGCTTCTAAAGCCTCTGTCAATTCTTCAGTGACCCGCCAAGCATAGTCTTTGATGACATACTGCCATTTTGGGTTATCAAGATCGAAGGGGATACCTTTAACGACAGCAAGCCCGATTCCATTCTTCTCTTCGATAGGGCCATACTTTTCATGGAGCTCAGCCTGGCGTTTAAAGATACCTTGCAGTATTTCCAGGTTAGTGTCAGGAACAGTTACTTCGTTGTCGTTAACGTCTAAAATATTCATTGATTAATCCTTTCAGTTCTTCTTCGGTTACAGTTAAAAAGTTTACCTTACGAACTCGTATGACCCTTGATAGAGACTCCATAAGCTCAGAATATTTATGATAAATTTCTGTATAGCTTTCCCTAACTTGGTCAACGTGGTATTGTTTTTTGTGAGGTTTTGATTTCAAATGGTGAAGCTGGGTGAGTAAAAAAGGAAGGCCTGGGTCACAATAAAGAACCAAAGGGTCCAGGTCAGTAAGCATTTTTGTAAGCTCTTCCGGAGGCATCAAAGGCTTCCGGTCACCTATGGTCCCATAAACTTGTTCAGATATTGCCGGGTGCCTGTCGTACAAAAAAGCATTAGGTGCGCAGTTAAGTCGACTGTCAAATTCAATCCTTGACTTTACTGGCCCACCAAAGTGGTATCTCGAGACACCTATCAGGTCCTCGAGTCTTTCCCCGATTGTTGATTTCCCCGAAAGGTCGGGACCTTCTAAAATAATTGCCATATAGTCTCCAAAAGTTGTAGATGGTTAAAGATTAAAAAACGGAGAGAGCCGGAGGTATACTCTCCCCGTTTAGTGGGAAGTGGCGAATTACTTCAGGCCGGATTTGGCATCCTGGCCTTTTGCCAGGGCAGAAAACAGCTTATACATACGGACCCATTTCTTCAGGGACTTTTCCGTAGTGACTCCCGCCATGACCTTGGTAAACTCATCCTGAGTCAGGTCTTTTTTCTTGGCGAAAGCATCAACGATCGCTGTATTAATCTTGCCGGCAGCAGCACCGGTTCCCTTTTTGGCCTTCGGTTTGGTCGGCATTGCCAGGTCCATATCACCGAGCTTGGAGGCAATAGCGGCAGTGACCATCCGTTCCGTGGCCCCTTCCACCTTCATGGCTTCCTCGATCAAGGGCAGAAACTGATCATAGGTCAAGTCATCAGAGGTGGCACCCTTTTTGATTTTCAGTCCCTTCTCGACGACTTTGGCGATGTCGGCTTTAATCTCTTTGGGACTGCGGACCAGGCCTTCATTGATTGTCACATGCTTGTAAACACGGACAATGTCTGAGAAGCCGATTCCCTGAGCGACGAGGGCAGTCTTGATGGCATTTTCGTCCTGGTTTGCTTTGAACCCTGACAAGATTACCGCTTTGGCTTTCTCATATACTTCAGGTTCGATGCCTTTCGGCAGATTTACAGTTGTTTCACTCATGATCTTTCTCCTTTTGTGAGGTTAATAAAATCATCATTTCATATGATAGGTTTAGTATAAGCTTTTTTATTGTTATTGTCAACAAAAACTTTAGAACTCAAAGTCTAAAATTTCTGGAAATTTCTTTGATAAATTCACAAAAACCTTTGATGGCTTCTTAAGGCTGGCACAATTTTTGAGAAATGAATCAACTGAATCTATTTTTTGATCTGTTTGTCTTTGAGCGACCCAATTCTCTGCTATTCGCTGCGCGTAGCCTCCGTGCTCCAAACAGACGTACTCGTTAAAAGATCCTAACCCATGCAAATAGACGACCTTAATGCAGTCAGGTCGTCCTTGTTTTTTGTGTCGGTGATAATGAATATCCTTAACAGGAAACCATGCTTTGTCGTCTTCTTGCTGTACTATATCAACCTCGGCCGAAACTGAGGTAATTTTCTCCTTGAACTGGAACTCATATCCACAAACATCGCAGACCTTTACCACAGTATGTTGATGGCACCCACACTGTGGGCATTCCTTAACAGGTGGACCTAAACTGGGACTCTTGTCACCTTTTTTCTTTGGAATTTGAACATTATTAATAGGGCCAAGTCTATTTACATTGTTAGCAAAGTCGAGCACCAAACAGTGAGTCTTCCCTTCACAGACCCTAAGCCCTCTACCTATCATTTGCACGTGTAGCACTGCTGACTTAGTAGGCCTAAGGAGAACTATTAAATCAATGTTAGGGGCATCGAACCCCGTCGTTATCATCCCCACTGATACTATGGCCCGTATCTTTTTCTCTTTAAATTCAGCTATTATCTGGTCTCTATCGCTGTTGTTCCGTGTATGTAGAGCTCTGGACTTGATACCCTGAGCATTTAATTCCTTGTTAATATTTTCCGCGTGGTCTATGTCTATTGCAAACACAAGCCAAGACTTGTAGTTTTTCCCAAATTCTAAAGTTTCCTTGATAGCTTCTTTTGTAATTTCAAGACGATTGTTTTTATTCGAGAGCTGCTTGGTGTTGAAGTCCCCGGCCGTCGTCTTAACACCCTCAGTGGACAGTTGAAAGCCTGTTGGTTTTGATACTAACTTACATAAGTACCCTTCTTTGACTAACCGATTAAAATTTTCCATATCAGTTAAGTCGTAGGATAACTTATTAAATATTGATTTCTCATCAGTATGAAGGTAGCCTATGCCTCGTCTAAAGACGGTTGCAGACATGCCAATGTAACGAGCAGCAGGCACCTTGTTAAAGAACTGTAGGTACATGCTTTTAGGGTCAAAGGGTATAGTATGACTTTCATCAATAAAAATAATTTGAAACTGTTTAAAGAGCTCTGGCTTTTTGTAAATTGACTGGATACCAGCCACCGTTATTTTTTCGATAGTTTTGGAATCAAGCCCAGAGCTGTAGAGTCCTATTTTTACGTTAGGAAAAAACTCTTGCAAAGCCCTATGGTTCTGTTCAAGGATCTCCTTGACATTTGCAATAACCAGAATATTAGCTATTGGATATTGCTTTATAAATTCTTGAATAAAGCTACCCATGATGACAGTTTTACCCGCACCCGTAGGGACAGCTATTAAAGGATTATAATCAACTATATCCCTAAGAATAGCGTCCCTAGCTTCTTCCTGATACCATCTACTCTCGAATTTCATGGTTTCAAACAGGGCAAAACAGAATATTTGTCACACCCTATCCTTTGCCTTTCTGTTGACAGTATTTTGTCTAGCTTACCACATTTCCAGATACCTTCATTATGAAGGTCCACGTATTCGCAAGTACGGCAATTCATATCTACTTCTTTCTGGAAATGGCATATTTGCTGAGCATCGCACCATTTACATTCGTACCAGGAGGGAGCAAACTCTTTGGGGGGCGGCTCAGATTGAAGGACAATGTATTCAGCTTTTCGTTCTAGGTCGTTGGCAAACCCAGGATCTAGCTTAACTCGTTCTATGTAAATATCATCGTCGTTCTTGTTCACCGATACAAATAATGCCCTTGTCAATTTGAGCTTTTTCATGTAAATTTGACACTGAGCATAATAAACGGGTTTCGACCTTTTCAGTCCTTCTTTCTTGATTGCTTTAAAGGCCTTGTCATTCATAGTCTTACACTCAAAGAGGTGGTCCGTCTTGGGGGCTTCTAAGACTCCTTTACAGATACCGTCACAGTGGAACTTAGCATGACCAAAGGCAAGCTCTCCCCCTTTTTGCTGATCGGTAACTTCGATACCGATTCGTTTTAATTCTTCAATAACAATATCCTCTTCCCGATGACCTCTGGCAAATAGCCGCATTTGACGACGGGAGAGTGTTGTACTATAGCACCAGCGAAAAGAGTACCATAAATATCGGTTACAGCTATGGCCGATTTTACTCATGCCCAGGTAAGGACGATGTTGAGTAACGATAGGTGGGTTATTTATAGCTTCTAAAGTTTTATTTACAAAACCAGATATATCAACCATCATTTCACCCCCTGGTATATTCCCGTTTCGCTTTCTGGTATGCCTGCCGGCGTGGGTCAGCAATACGCGCCAATCCCTTTCCTGCCCCATACTGTCGAAACTTCGGGGAAAAATCATCCCCGTACACCTGCCGCCTGATTCTTTTTGCCTGCTTACCATTCATGTTAGTTTCTCCTTTTTGTATTATGCTGACCCAGGATAAAGTCCCAGGCCAGCAATAGTGGACATTTACATTAGCCATCGAGCCCATACAATGGCCTCAACACTGCGGTTCTCAATGGCCTTTACCGGAGTTTCCAAGACCGTCCACTTTAGGTCTTGAGTTAATATCCAGAACATTTATTCACCTTTATTCCCAGGGGAGCTTGTTTGTAGAAGCAGCCTTTGTGTTGTTTGCAGCTGGATCAGGAGTTTCTTTATCAGTACCAGGGCCCGGGCTTTCTTCGTTGACTGCACCCTCGATAGGAGCATAGAACTTGATGTCATTGGAAGCAGGACGGGTTTTCGTTGCTTCAGTGACTGCTACTGTAGCGATCATAGGGATACCATGCAATTCCTCGGAGTCCTGAACCCCAACTTTATTGCAGGCTTTGCAAATTGTATTCAAGGCCTTGTTTGCAATTTCTACCGCCGTGGGGTTGGGGTTGTCCAGATTCAAGTTCTCGAAGAGGATTCTACCTTTGTACTCGCCCTCGATAATCTTCATCTGAAGGGACAGGTAGTGCCCGGTACCAGCCTTCGTCTTTTTAAACTCAGACTTGGTAATAATAACCTTGTAGTCATTCGGTGGCACCGGAGTAAAGTCATTCAGAACTTCCTGGTTGCCATTTGTGTTTGCGGGCTTTATCAATCTAGCCATTGTCATTCTCCTTTTTCATACGGATTTTATTAAAGACCTTAGTAAGGTCGGGTTCCTCAACCATTTTCAACCGTCCAGACCTGTCTTTGGCATCATACTGAAGATCAGGCTGGGTTTGTAAATACCGGTAAGTAGTACCATCCCCCAGTTTCCCGATGCGAAGGGCAAAAACTTCATCAAAGAAAAAAGACAGACCATTGGTCATAGTCTTGCCAGGCATCATTGGGTAATAAACAGTGATACCATCCTCGTTAGCAGCTCGTACCATTTTTGCAGTAAAATAGACGTTTTTACCTTTCAAATCCCGAAAGGACCGTATCGTTTTGGACATCTCGTCAGCTAACTGACCATAAGCTTGACGTGCATCTTTCGTTTCAGCTTTGAACTCTGATAGAAGCACCTCAGCAATCTCTGTTACTGAGTCTAGGCAAAGAGTTTCGTATTGCCCAGCTTCCTTACTGGACGTTACCCACTCATAGACATCATTGACGTCTTCCACTGATTTGACTTCGATCACGGGAATATCATGGTCCTGCAATGATAGCAGCCCAGACTCTGCAGAAATAATCAGTGGATTCGGTGCTGTTGAACTGAGTACTGTTTTACCAACACCAGCAGCTGAGTACACCAAGACCTTGACCCCAGAGACACCATAGTCTTTAGTTGTTGTGATTTTAATTGCCATCATTTACCTCCAAAGTGGGCATTCCGGGTTTTGAAATAATACACTGATGTAGCAGTGAAGTTTCCCGGAGTTTTTTGTATTTTGAAGCGACCAGGTCATATTTGACTTTGATAGCTTCTTGTTCTTCCAGCGTGAGCTTAGGTTTCAGTGTAAGGTAGGCAGCTTCGTCAACTTTATTGTTGATTTTGTAGACCGCCTTGACCTTGTAGGGTCCTACCTCTGCTTTCACCGTTTCCCGCTTACCATCAAAAACCATTTCACAAATGTCTCGCCGAAGGTTAGCCTCCTTTTCTTTTACTGTTTTTAGGTTATCCTGCAGTTCTAACCATTCTTCAATCATTGCAACTAAATCTGGCATAATGCCTCCTTTTGTGGTGATGGATTGAGTTAAAGAACATCTCCATCAAATAATTATTAATTATATAAGATCTAAAAAATTATGTCAATACTAACCTTTGGCAGGATTATTGCATATCATTTTATAGTAATGCGGCATCTCTCAATGTAATCCATGGATTGAACTTCTGAGGGCTTATTTTCAGTCAAATACAGCAATTTATGCTCGCCTTGATATTCAACCATTAAGACCTGTTCAATGTGCTGAATAATTGACCTTGTGCCGTCCTCATTGTCTCGAATTTGCATTATAATCATTTATCTGTCTCCTAAGATTAAAGGGTTCCTAAGGTTAGCTCTTCAAGGTAATCTGGCTCTAAGTTAAAATACTCTTGACAAATGTTATAAGCACTTTCATCATCCTCCCTGTATAAATAATCTTCAAAGGCATCTTGAGCTTCAGCAATCAAAGCTAAAGCTGATGATTCTGACATACCATCCCTTCTGATTAATATCTCTTTAATTGATTCCCGCATATTATGCCTCCTGAAGTTAAGCCCAGCCATTTCTGACTGAGCTCATTGTTGGTTTAGAATAAGTTAACAACCTTGTTAAAATTTTCTTCCGTAAAGACCCACTTAGTTTTTTTAGACTCAGTGTCAACAACCAGAGCTTTGACTTCGTCCTTCTTTCGCAGGGTGCGACGAACAATTTTCGGATTTTTGTTCAGCTTGTCAGCCAGGTCATTCACGGTGAACAGCTTTGCTTCAGGTTTGGCAACAGGGGCAGGTTCAGGTTTGGCAACCGGGGCTTTTTCTGCAACTGATTTCATGAACTCCAACCTTTCAGCTTTGATCCATTCCATGACCTGGGCCTTAGAAGCCTTGCAGTTGGTCAGAGCTTTTTTACCGTTTCTGGTGCGGAAGTCGTTCAGGTTGGCGACCATTTCTTTCTGGGTGGTGTTGTTAGTGGTAGTAGTCATGGTGAGTCTCCTTTAAGTTATTTGTTAAACTATGGTGAGAATATAAAAGAGTTAAAAGCCTTTGTCAACAGAAAATTCACACTTTTTTAAGAAATCTTTGGTAAGGTTAATTTCTCTGTCTCCATATTGGGTATTGATAATTATTTTATTACCCTTCCGAGCAATTATAGTTCCATTAAACTTCCTTGTATTCAGATCAGCATCATAGAATCCAAAAATTACATGGTCTCCGGTTTTGATTTCATTAGCAGTTGTTGTTGTCATGGTGGGTTCCTCCTGGTTATTGGTTTATCTTGCTTCCAGTTTACCATAGCTCCAGAGATCTGTCAACAGAAACCTAGAGCTTTTTCTTAAAAATCTTTGATCCGCCCAGAGCAGCTACTGCAGCGGGCTTTTAAGTCCTGGATCGAATTTGCTTTATCAACTCTAGCGAATTGTTCATGGGGCTCAAGGTAAGAAAGGTCAGGCTGCTCGTATGGGCTCTGATGATTCATACCCCGTCTGGCCATTTCAGCGGCCAGCACATCATGCCTGAGCTTCATGGACATTGGCTCTATTTGAACAGTAGGGTTCAATCTACCGGAGATTTTATGCTGTTTAACAAAAGTATGTTTAAATTTATGGATCTCTGAATGTTCCCCGAGTAAATGTTGGTTACAAAGCATTTTAGGGTCGATCATCCACATTCTCATAGTGGGCTCCTTTAAATTTGGTGGGGCAGGGATTTGCACCCTGCATGAACAACCTGATTGGAGTATCCCTTCCGGATGGGAGTTGTCCGAGTACTCATCCGCGTTTACCTATTCCGCCACCCACCAAAATCATAATTTACATCCAAGCCCTCAACAAGTGAAGGGTCTCGTTCGTTGTTGGCCCGTTGGTCACTATGACCTTTGAGATGGCATGCCGAAGCTGGACAGTAGAGACCACATATCTGTGACTATTACAGTAGCTCCGCATATTGCCTTTGCATTTTTCGACATCACAGTTGTTACAAGTTCTCAGTTCTGTTGCCATGTGTTTCCTCCTCTGTTGTGGTTAACTGCTTATTTTCACATTTAGGACAAAGAATACTGTCCAGCTGTTCTTTGGTTTTAATTACTTTACGGAAGGTGTCACTTTCCTCTAAGGACAATATATACCTTTGTTTACACTTTGAGCAAGTTATAACTAATGACATAGTGTCTCCTAACGGTTAAGGTTTATCAGAGTCTATCACTATCAATTCTGTTTGTCAACTTGTTTCCACCCACAGTGGTGGCAGTAGATTCCATAGGGCAGTTTCCAAAAGATCATCGGTTTTCCACATACAGGGCACAGGGGTTGAGCCATTTTTTATTCTCCTTTATTAAGCTAATCGTTTAATGCTGGTTTGTTTCTGTACTCCCTTATAAATAGAAGCATTTTTACCAGCTTCGTATCCTTCCCTACCAATAGCTGTAGGCCGAGATTTAGAAGTCCTGACCTTGTTCTGTTCTTTATAAAAATCTAAGGCAGCTTTGTTTCCTTTCACTGGTACAAGCCCATATTCCTGGACTTTTTCATCTTTCATTTTTATTAAAGAATCGAGCTTAGATTTTACTCCCAGTGCATAGCCAAACATAAATTTTTTCTTTTCTGATTTATCAGGTTTCGGGTGATTTGCAATGTATTCTTTCCAACTTAATGTCCTTTGCTGGAATACAATTTCTACCATATAGTCATTGATCTGGATGTCTGATTCTCGACCTACAAATATGTTCTTACCTTTAAATTTACCATGGCCAGGTTGGAGAATATACCCAACTCCGTTAAAATTAGAAAGGATAGAAATTAATGTGGAATCATATTTATTAGGTTTCAACCGAGTCAATGCTCTATATGTAGTTTTAAATTCTGGTTTACTTTCTGCTTCTATAATTGAAATGTCGTGCTTAGCCATTAATGTGGCTGCCATGTTTTTAGCAGATTCAGCTTCAGCTGTTTCTGTATTGTTTTTAGACAGAGCTAAAAGCTTGGTGATTTTTTCAATAAGTTTTTTACGATCCATGTTCTTTTCTCCTTAAGTTAAGTTATGGTTAAACTATGTAGTAAGTATACCAAAGGTCTTAGAGTCTGTCAACAGAAACCTAGAGCTTTGTTTCATATTTTTTACTGGTCTTGTGAGGGACATTCCCAGCCCAAGGTTCATCTTGAGCATAAACAATAAAATATTCCTGATAGGTGCTTAAGGCCGCTTTATAAGCATCAATTTTAGGCATGTAATGATGATAGGACCAGGCGTACCCGAGCATAACTCCTATCAGTA